GTCCTCTCTGTGGTTTTATTTGGTAAGGTATATAAGTACCTGGCTTATTAATATTCAAAAACTGAGTCTCACCGCCTTCTTCTACATCATTTACATAGATAAAGAAGGCAAGAAATCTTCGTGAGGTTTCGTGATTCATTACATCCACATGAGAATCAAATCTATCATAGTCATTAGCTAGATATCGTTTCATTCTAATAGCCTCGTAACCATATGTCTCGGGCCATTGTTTTGCCATTATATTACAATCTATTTTATAATGCATAATATAATCTTGAAACACCTCTAACATTCCATCCTGAACCGACTTCCATTCTTCATGTTCCACTAGTGTTATTTGCTCAAACGAAATGGCATTGTCATCATCATCTACATGAACAGTTTTAAAATACTCATGGGAGTCCTCAAACTTCTCTATGAGCATCTTACAAGATACTTCATCTATTACATCATCATAAACTTTAATATAATTATCCATACTTGAATTTCTTATATACTTCAAGCTCCAATTTTGACATTACTTCTTCTGTAAAATAAGTTTCCGGATCATTGTTGATCGTCTTACCAAATTGCTTCGTTCCATCTGGCAACTCAATACGAGTAGACACTGCCTTAAAAATACCAGCTTCTACAGCTAAATCTAAAAGACCGTAATACTTGTCTAAACCCTTCGTGTAAGACAGCCTAACGTCTACCATTTGATTCTCTTTTGTAAGTCTAGACTTGTATGTCTTACAATGGATAATGTTACCTATCACCGCTGTACCATCTTTCTCTTTTTTCTTTGAGAGATAAATGATCTGTGAAGCTGCATACTTGAGTCCTGAACCTCCACCCATTTCTTTTTGTGGGAACATAGAACCTATAACATCATAAGTATGATTTGTCAGTATCAACGGTACACCAAGTTTACCAAGTTTCAATGTGAGTACACGGAACGTAGCCTTAACTATCTGTGATCGTGTCATATCTCTGGTTTCTTTACCAGCTTCAGTATCTTCTATCTCTTTCGTTGTAGATAGCATACCCAAACTGTCAAGACAAATTATTAATGGTTTTCTTTCATCATCATTATCATAGGCTTCTAATACTGCTAATGATTGATAACGAAATTCTTGTACCGTAGTCACAGGTAGTATTACCATTCTTGAAGAATCTATACCACGTTCCTCAATCATATCTTTGGTGATAGCTGACTCACTCTCAAAGAAAACTACATTCCCATCGGGATTTTCTTCCAGAAATGTTTTACATATACCTAAGACAAAAAATGTTTTGCCTGTTGCTGATTCCCCCGCAAGTGCAGTAATTTTATTTTGAGGTAGCCCACCATATAAGCTACCGGAACAAAGAGCATTAAAAATAAAACTCCCAGTATCGACATAGCCACTAACATCAGCAGTAGCAAGACCGTCTCTAACAATTGTACCATATTCATTACCCGTTTCCTTAATTACATTCTTCAAGAAGTTTGACATCTTCCTTTTCTCCTTCACTCCAACTCATAGTATACCATTCAATCCCTCTCTCCTTAAGCATCTTTGTTACTAGATCCTTTTCGGAGAGAGGTACATTTATAGTTTTATATTTCTTATTTTTATATACAGCCAGCAACAATTAATTATTGCCTTTCTCTGTAAAATGTCTTTTGTATATGCCCTGTTCGACCATACGCTCTTCATACAATTCAATCTTTCGGACAATACGCCGATCAATCCAATGTGCTAAAAGAACTATGCCAACCATGCCTATAAAAATTCCACCTAACAATAATGTTTCTCCACTCATTGTCCGTGCCTCACTAGATTCTGTTCAAACTCATGCAGACGGCGCCATATTGAACGCAGTTCTGTAATCGTTGTCCAGTTGTGTAAGAATAATGCAAAGCCTCCATGCACTCTACTAAATGCATTACTGACCTGCACCATCACCCCAAGAGTAATCACTCCAGTAAACAATCCCGGTCCCATTACAAGGTAAGGTGCAATAATCATAAACTGGTCATAGAACACTACCCAACAATCAAAATATCCATAGTGCAAATACAATCTATGATAATTATATCTAATACCCGTAAACAGTTCACCTAATGTTTCAGGCTGTGCATAGTTAATCTTATCATCTTCACCTAGCACTAAGTCCTTTCTGAAAGCAGCTTCTACTCTCTGGTTATTGTACTCCAAATGTGGTAGTTTCCAACCCACGAACCAACTGATTCCCATACCACCTAGAGATACTATTAGAGTTGCCCATACTAATGAGCCTTCTATATCTCTGATGATAGGTATGTCTACCTTGTCACTGAACCCCCACAAGATTGGGATGAACGCAATCAAAGTCATCACTGCTCGTACCACTTGCAATCCTAATGACTCAATGATTCTTGCCCATCTATTACAATCTTCTTGTAGACGTTGCGATGCACCTTCAATTTCTCCATCGACAGCACGCCATCTCGGAATATAACTAAACGTCATAGCTTGTCGCCATCGTAGTCCATATATTCTTGCAAACCATCCTGTAAAAATAGCAAGTGCTATATACGGGAATGCAATCTCTGTAAAAGATACGTTAGCAACTTCACTATCAAAGCCACTCATTGTATATTGTAGAGAAATCAATTGAGAATACAATTGACTAATACCTTCTTGAGGTGTATCTACATAGTCACCTGCATTTTGTAGCAGGTCATAAAATACTCCGTACCACGCATTGATGGCTACTGTCATCTGAACTTGTAACCACAACGATCCTATAAGTGCAATAAGACCGCCCCACGCCCACAGAGCCCACTCCTTATTCCACCAAAATGATTTTAACATAATCTAATCTCCTTCTACTATTTATCCAAACAAGTGCTCTAATGTTGTTTGGGTCCCATAGCTTCTATCTACTTGCCATCCAATCTGGTCTACAATAAATGTCAAAGGGTCAACAAAACTCTTATCAAACATTATATCATAGTTTATGAAATTAATCAAGTCAAATTCATTAGGTAATCGCGTCATAAATGAAATAACATTTGTCTGATACGGATTAGGAGTCCTGACTTCAATAAACTTTATCTTGTCACCCTCTTGTATAAGAGGATACTTATCTGTTAATTTTTGTTTCTTCAATATGAAATTATATACAAGTGCTCCTTTAACATGCATCGGAGTTCCTTTCTTAAATATTGAAGATGAGTCTGAATAGGTGCGCAAATTATTACACGACCTTGGGTATGCAATCTCCTCTGGTTTAAGCTCCATAAAGTCTTTACGAAAATCTTGTATGAAATCATTGAGAGTTTTTTCATCCCCACCAATAATAACTCGTAGTGCCTGCTTAATTTTCTCACGACACGGTGCTGGTGTTGAGGACTTCACTGCCTCTATCCCCATCATCTTTAACTGAGGTTCAGCATACCTTACACCTTCACTGTCATATACATTTAGAATGTATCGTTTCTTGGCTGTCCATATTCCTTTGTCCGCTATGACTTCACGGGACATCACCATTTTTTGTTCATATGGTTTTACATATGCAGCAAGCCTCTTATAACTTTCATCAATAAAAGGTTCCAACTTTTCTTCGGCCACAGTCGCCAAGAAGGAGACAACTCTATCATTTGATATATCACTTTTTTCGCCGAAAGATTTAGATACCAATTCGTCAAAACTGACATATATAGAGTCCGTATCGGATGCAATAACATAATCTCTATCATCTGTTTGTAAAATCCTATTGAGATACCTATTAACATCATTTTCAATCCACCTTATCGCTAGTTGTCCTGACGTAGTGACTGCTGTAGCCATACGTCTATCATAATATCTAAAGTATTGATTGCCTATGGCTCCATATGCACTGTTGAGTGCAATCTTTCTCGCCATTTGTATGTTGTTATATTTTGAAATCTCATTTAAATACTTCTTGTCTTTAGTATCTTCGTATCGTTGCTTTGCTTCAAGCGACCACTTCTTAAACTTCACTCGGTCATCATACATCTTTTGCATTAGTTGCGGTAGAAATCCTTGAAAGTCTTTTCTGAATCGTGCACCATTCGGTGTCACTGCATAACCATCATCAACTATTTCAACCTGTTGATCCACCATCTTGTCTACATTTACATTAGGATTAGATTCTAATGCCATAGTCTCAGGTGATATATTATACTGCATGATAAGGTGTGGATACAAACTGTTAAGATCAAACGACATCACCCAATCGTGTAACCCTGTCTGTGGGTCTTTAACATAGGCACCTTCATATCTCTCTGCCTGTGACACAATCTTTCGTGACGGTACTACTATATTCATCTCCTTGAGAAAGTTATAGATTGTCACATCCCACATACGCACTTGAGAAAATACATCTGTATAGTTTGCCTTCGCTTCATATGCCATAGTCAATGCTAACTCAATCAGTTTCATCTTATCTTCTAGAGCATCAACTATCTCCACGTCCTTGATGTTGTAATCAATAAACGATTGCCAATCATTAGTATACCAATCACGGAATGTTTCATATGGGTTATCATCTTTTGCTAAACCTAACTCAACACTGGCTATATAACCTAACGCATACGACTCTCGGTTTGTATATGTAAACTTGCGATACAAGTCCAAATAATCTAATGACGATATCCCAAACAGATTATACTTCTGTTGCTCTCGTCCAAAAGTCTTAACAGATTCGGCTCTCACTATACCCCACGGTGAAAGTTTCTTAACTTCATCTTCACCTAGCAGTCTTGTTATACGATTGCATAGATATGGGATATCAAAAAACTGTGTGTTCCAGCCTGTTACCACATCTGGTTCTATGTGGGACCAAAACTTGAGAAACTTTTTGAATAAATCAATCTCAGTCTCACACTGTATATAGGTAACATCATCTCTTTTGTTTTCATACTCACCCGTACCCCATATACGAATAGCTTTGTTAGAATGATTCTTAACTGCAATAGACAACAGAGGTTCCTCTGCTTCTTGTGCATTAGGAAAGCCATGCTCGCAAGCCACCTCTATGTCTAGGGTGATGATTAGAATTTTATTGATATCCCAGTTGACTATATCGGGATACTTATCCGCAAGATATACATACGAGAATCGCTCAAGACCATAAATTAAATTTGATTGGTCTTTATAATGTTCTAGGAACGCACGACCTGCGTTGACATCTTCAAGTTGCACCGAAGCAACTTTCGCTCCCGTTAAAGTTCTCCATTTGGATTCTTTATCAGTAGGAACAAAAAACGTAGGCTTCCACTTTATCTTACGCTTAACTCGTTTATCATTTTCTATTGATCGGACAAGTAGCTGACTACCACG